CAGTTTGCGACTTCTTGGATATACTGTCTGGTGACTCGACTCTTCATTTTAGGAGGGGCTGCTTGACTCTTTGGTTTAACTTCTAGAATCAGACTTTCTTCAATGCCTTGTCTATTCTTAACTTTGACAAAGAAGTCTGGGAAATAACGATGCCATCTTCCGTCCACAGGCGATAAATATGGAATAATAATCTCTTCATTTGACCATCCAATTACGTTCGGGTTTTCATCCAAGTGCACCATTACTCGGCGCTCCCACAACGATCTATACCAGATGTTCTTATGGTCACCTAAATATTTACTGAGGTTTTTTGGACTAAATTTTCCGCTATAAGCCATCAATTATTTATAGGAAATTTCAATGGCAGAAGTATTAGAGAGCATCGATGTATCAGGAAATAGACCTGGTGTTGATAGAAGAGGCGATGAAGTCCTTTCAGATATTTCTGTTGAGGGTCGTCGACAAGGTGGAAACGGTCCAATTGATGGAGAGAGACTAGAAGGTATTGATGTGGTTGGTCGCTCTAGAAGAAAAGGTGAATCAAAAAATCTATTTTATCCAGAAAGACTTAATGATGCAAAATCAGACATTAAGAATGCAATTCGCTTCACGATTTATTCTCAAACAAGATCTTATCAAGACGATCCAGGCGATACGCCTTATCTCAGAGAAGTTCCAGATCAATACATCGGTGGAGCAAGAACTTTCCCAATCAGCGTTGGTGGATTTGCAACCGCATTCGGTTTGAGGAGCAGCCTATCAGGAATTTTCGGTGCTGGAGGTGTCGGCAGTTTGGTTGAAGATTTGGCAGGTATTGCCACAACTGGTCTTGACTATTTCACTGGCGGCGAAAGAACGAATTACGGCAGAAGAACTCTGCAATTAGATAGCAGCGTGACTCTTTACATGCCTGATACGATGGTGAATCAAGACAAGCACGACTATCAGCCAATTTCAATCAACCAAGCTGCTGGTAGAGCAGGACTTTACACTGCAGGATTCCCAGTTGCGGTGGGCGGCACAGGTTCTCCATTGGGCAGAACAGAAGTGCTTGCTGAACTAGCAGGAAGAGCGGGTATCTTCGGAACACGTTCCACTGAAGCAGTATTGGCTGGATTGGGTTATGCATTAAATCCGATGCTTGAAATGTCATTCGGTGGAACACAACCAAGAGCGTTTATGTTCCAGTTTAGATTTGCACCAAGAAATTATAAAGAAGCAGAAGAAGTCTTGAAGATTATTAAAACACTCCGCTTTCACTCTCATTCAGAAAGCACAGGTGGCAATCTTGATCCGATCACACAGGGTAGTGGAACACGCTATTTGATTCCACCAAATCACTTTGAAATTCAATTCCTCCGCAAAGTGAACAATCGCTTTGAGGAAAATCTTGCGATGCCAAGAATCACGACTTGTATGTTAGCATCTATCAATACTAATTACGCTGCGCAGCTTGATACGTTTGCGACATTCAGAGATGGCAAGCCAGTTTCCATCAGCCTTGATCTAGAATTCGTTGAAAGCGTCATTCTTACTAAAAACGATATTAAGAAGGGATACTAATGGCTTATTTCTCAAAATTTCCAAAAGTATTATATTCCGTAAACAAGGAAGGCAGCGACGCAAAGATCGTTCCAGATATTCTTTCGCGAGTAAAATTTCTAGATTCTGTCATCTCAAATCAAAATCTATTTTTCAAATATGAGATTAAGGGTGGAGAAACTCCTGAGCAGATTGCAAACAGAGTTTATGGGAATCCAGAGAAGCATTGGATTATTCTTCTCGTTAACCAAATAATTGATCCACAATTTAACTGGGCATTGGGTCCATATGAATTTGACAAATACATCAAACAAAAGTATGCTTCATTGAACGTCAGTTTGAGTACGACTGAAACATATCCTACAGGTTATACAGTTGGCGAAGTTGTTTATCAAGGTTCGACATATGATAAATCAACAGCTGAAGCAACGGTTGTAGCCTATAACTCTGGCACAAAAACATTACAAGTTAAATTTGCATCTGAAATTCTTGCAAATGGTAGTAATATCACTGGTGTTAGTTCAGCTCAAACTCATACCATCGTTGCAATCACAAACAATCAAGATGGATACCAGTGGGCTTCTAATACGACCAGTCACTACGAAGCAACTGAAGTAAGAAAGAATTCTGACGATGCAACTACTGAAACGAAGAAATATAGAGTTACTTCGAGTGGTTACAACTATTCAACAGGAAGCGTCATATCTATCAATACCAATACATCATATTCAAACACATACAACGTTGTAAGTTCAGTAAACGGAAGCAACATTCAATATACTGTCGCGACAACGATTGCTCCAGTTTCATATTATGACTATGAAGTTGAACTAAACGAAAACAGAAGAAAGATTGTTGTTCCAAAGTCCTCAGTCATAGCCGCAATTGAAACTCAGTTTGCTTCACTAATGCTGGCTCCATAACATGAAAGATGCAAATTCGGGTGGTAGAACTTCTGGCGAAGGTTCGTTTTCACCGTATGATTATTCGCTTTTAGAATTAAAACTTATCAATGCTTTTGGAACTAACATTGATATTGATTTAATCTATGGCGAAATTAATCTTTACGAAGATTTATTCAGCAATGTGATCAACGGCGATATTCTTCTCACTGACTCGAATAATCTTTTCAATCTATTGAACATGCATGGAAACGAATTTATTTCGTTATCGTTTAGCACTCCAGGAATGGCGCGATACCAGAAGATCTTTAGAATTTTTAAAATTAGCGATTATAGTTTGCGTGGAACATCAAACGCGACCTTCAAGATTCATTTCTGCTCTGAAGAATTTCTATTGAATCAACAGTATTATATTTCTAGATCATTTAAGGAAACAAGATTATCCGACGTTGTTAAGATTATTGCTAGAAACATATTAAAGATTCCAGAAACAAAATTACCAAATGAATTAATCGAAGAATCAGCCCTATTATTAAATCCTGAAAAGAATCCATTAATTGTTCCTAATTTAAAACCATTCGAAGCAATTAATTGGATTTCTTCGTTTGCATTGAGTAAGTTAGATTTATCTCCAGGGTTTTTCTTTTTCGAGACCATTAATGGATACTCATTTAAATCCTTGAGCACTCTATACAATGCACCCATAAAGAAAACGATTTCATACTCTCCAAAGAATGACGACTTCTTTGAGTCGGTTGGTTCCAAACACGACAAATTAGATGAAATGGAATTCAAACAAGTGTTTGATGTTCTTGATAGCATCAACAACGGTGCATATGCCTCTGAATTACTCAAACTCGATGTAATGAATCGCACAACTGAGTTTGAACAGTTTGGATCAAATAGATCTACTATTAAAACACTAAATGATTATCTGCCGTTTAATTACGCTAAAAATAGATTAGGGAACTCGTTGAATCAGGCTTCGGCATATGTCAAGATGTTTCCAAAATTCCAGGACAACCTAGCAAGTCAGTGGTTGTTGATGCGCGCAGCAAGAATTGCATTGCTCAACAGCACTCGACTTCACATTGATATTCCTGGCGATAGTTCGATCTCTGTTGGTGATATTGTCAATGTGAAGATTCCAAAGAATGACGCACAAACAGATTCGAATAACATTACATTAGACCCAATCATGTCTGGCAAATATCTTATCACTGGATTGAGACATCAATTAGTTGATGATAAATATTTTTGCCATGCACAGTTGTGCAAAGACTCAATGAACTTAAATCTCAATTATAGCCCACCATTTAATTCTGGTTGGAATTTGGCAATTAACTCATGAAATTTAAAAAGAATTTTATTGGACAAGACGGCTTTCAGTGGTGGATTGGCGTTGTTGAAGACCGCGATGATCCCGAAAAGTTGGGTAGATGCCGTGTGCGCGTTTTTGGCATTCACACAGATGATCTGGTCGCAATCCCAACAGAAGATTTGCCATGGGCTATCTCAATTTATTCAGTTAATAATAATGATGCCTTTGCTGCGCCGAAAGAAGGCGAATATGTTTTCGGCTTTTTCCTAGATGGTTCTTTCTGTCAATCACCTGCAATACTTGGTGTCATTCCTGGTATCAATCAACAAATTGCACCTGTGGCAAAGGGATTTGGTGATTTAAGAACCTCTAAAAAGATTAAAAATTCTCCAAAGAAACCAATTGCGATTGATTATCCTGAAGCACCTTCTGGTCAAGTAGATGCCATCAGCGGAAACATTATTAATGATGCTGTTGGTGTAGAGAGAGTTGCAAGAGATAACATTATTATTCACGTGCCACTTTCGCGTACTGCAAGACCTTCGTATATTGAAGGAAACCTATTCATCGTTGGATATAACCACAAATTCACAGCACAAGAATTAAAGAAAGGTCATATTGATCTTTTGAACGGAGAACTAGTTCCAATTCTCGGAATTAATGGCGCGGATACTGAAATAACTGAAACTCAGGCTAGAGTTCTTTTAAATCTAGACATTGCCGCTGCAATCGAAGCTGCTCGTTCATCTATCGGCGAGGAAGGATGGGGTGGATTGAACGTTGCACAGAAGGCTGGATTAACATTGACAGCATATAATCTTGGTGCACAGGTCAACTTTGAGAAAGACGGTATTCGTTCTGCAGTGACTTCAGGTGATGTTGTTCGAGCAGCTCAATTATTGAGCACTAGTGCATTAAGATCACTCACTGGTAAGTATCTGCATAGTGAAAACATTCTCTCTCATGCTGCAGCAACTCTGTTCAAATCAATCCCTAAAACAGAAATTTTAACTGAACGAGCTGATGTAACAAAAACTCGTAACCCAGTTTCTGCTTCAGGCGCAGGCATCGGCGTACAGGTTCACGAAACGGATATTTCAACAGACGACAATGCAGATTCTTTAAAGTATCCACTACAAGAAGATATTGGTAAGCCATCCATTTCTGATCTTGCCACTAAACTTGGAAAAACAACACCTCAACGATATAGAGAACGTTCGGTGATCAGCGCAAATGGTGCGTTTGGAGAGTCTTGGTCAGAGCCAGCACCAGCATACGCTGCCGAATATCCATATAACAAAGTAAAGGAAACCGAATCTGGTCACATCTTTGAGATGGATGATACACCAGGGTTTGAGCGAGTTCATTTGGCTCATCGTTCAGGCAGTTTTACCGAGTTTTATCCAAGTGGTTCGAAGGTTGAGAAAATTGTAAAGAACAATTATAGAATCGTGATGAGCGATGATCATCTGTACGTTGCTGGAAAAGTGAATATCGTTCTTGAGTCAAATGCACACATTAAGGTTGTTGGCGATTGTTTCTTGCAAGTTGAGAATAATCTAGAAGCATCTGTTAGTGGAAATATGAACGTTGCGATTAACGGCGGCTTCAACGTTAAAGCAAATACTCTTCACTTTGATATTGCTAACACATCAACAATTACAGCAAACAATCAGTATATTTCTATCGACGATAAACTTGTTATCAATTCAAACACATCAAACGTCACTACTGCAAACGATTTAACGATATTCTCAGCAGCAAATCAATATTATACGACTGCAAATACAGTCTATCATAAGTCTAAGAATATTAAAATTGAATCTTCTGCAGACGTATCAATCAACTCAGCTGGAGTTGGTTACTTTACTACAACTGGAGTTTTAAATCTTAAGGGCGGCTCAACTCGTATCACTGGATCGACTGTTGATATTGACGGAACATTAAATGCCACAACTACAAATATGAAGGCGACTGGAGCTGACTCCAATG